CCCTTTTCTCATAGATCTTATTATTTTTCACGCTGTTTCCAGCCGACCCAATTACTCTTTGCTCGTCAAATATAAAGAAAGAATTTTTCACATCTGCATACTTTCCAATGTTATTCCAAGAATCCACGACAATCTGATTGGAGTATAGATTGACATCTTTATGAATGGAAAGAAGGAAGGGTGAAAGATCCCCCTCCCATTCCATCGTGTCCCGCTTTCTGGCTGTTGTAATGATATACAAATCTTTTGGAGGATCTTCCATTGGAATATATTCCTCTGTTCCTATCAAACAGCTCGGTTCTCCACCGTTTTGAAGATAATAATAAGCTAAAGCAGTTCTGGATTTTCCACTTCCAACACCCCCGCAAAGGATGCATCCATTCCGCATTTTTTCTACTGCTGCTATCTGATAATCATATAGTTTAACAGCCATCTGGATTCTCCCCACAAGATACAAATTCGTTTTCAACTTCTGCTCGATACTCCAGAATCCCATGCTCCTCCAAATTCGCTTTGGGTCCACCTATCAGCAATATAGATGCTATCTGTTCGTCAGTTTGGTTCTTCTCCTCACGATAATAAGACCATAACACTTCTTGAACGTCTTTCGTAACGCAAATTTTTCGGCAATCAAATTTGGTTTTATCTGTTATTCTTGCCGATATTTTTCGTGCTACATTTTCATAAAAGGTAGCCAAATCGCAATAACAGTCCTCTTTCTTTAACGACACTGTTTTAATCATATTTTCCATCCTTTCATAAACTGTGAAACACTCTTCTCATAGCCCACACATCCGAAAAATACATCATTGTGAACCAGTAATTTTCTCCATTATCATCCGTAGACATCGGTTGTGTAAATACATCACCCACCTTGATATATGCAGCCACTCCAAGAAGTGAAAGCTGAATATAACACATCAAAGCGACAATTTCGTCAATATCCTGCGCCACAACCAATACATGATTCTGAAAATTCAGATTAACTTTTTCTAATTGTTTTCTTGCTTCGTTGATCGCTGCAATTAAAGTAGCTCCTGCCCCACAACAAGAATCGTTAATGGTTATATATCCTTTCTCTTTCACAACAGCAGCAACATCCTCTTCGGTTACTTTTGCCATCAATTCACATACATGATATGGAGTAAAAAATTGACTGTTGGATTTATCGCCCAGATTCAACTCCATAAAAATACTGCCTAGAAAGTCCTGCTCTGGGTTTTCTTCCAAAGCCATAACTACATAGGCAGCCAATTCCGGGAACCGCTCTTGCTCCCGCTTATTGTATTTTTTAATAATTTTCAAATATCGTTTTTCCCGTTCTTCATAGTGGAATTTATCCACGGGATTCGATAAAGAACAGGCAAACATTATGATGAAATCCCGCCATACATCCCATGATCGGTGCCGGTAAGTCAACTGATTAAATGTTTTTAGAAATTGCTTTTTAACATTCTCATTTTTAGGCTTTGGTATATCTGTTTTCTTAGGTTGTGGCGGAATATTTAGTTCTTGTTTTACGCTACCTACTTTGGGTTTAGAAATAGAAGCAGTTGTTTTCGGTTTCGCTGTGGTTCGCTTCTTTTTCTGATTCCAAAATACCATAGTTTTTCTCCTTTCACGAAAATAGAGGGCTGTTTCCTTTTACCTTAGGACATTTACCCTGCTTGGTGATAGCAAGCACCCTATTTTTATATTTTAGAGGAATTAAACTTCTTCCGGTCCCTCTTCCTCCGCATACTTTTCAGCAAACTCATCCTCTTCGATGGTGACATACATCGTCTTCAGATAAGCCTTAATACCGGTCTTACCATTCACTTCCCAAGAATACGGTCGAATCGTCAAATCAACATTCCGAATCTCCGCATAGTCCAGAGTGGAAATGGATTCATCATCCAACGGTGTTTTTGTTTTTCTAGTAATCATATATACCTTAGGCGGGATATTCTCAAAGCTGACTGCCACCTGGATATAATGTCTCGGTTCTTCGTCCTCGTCTCTCGGAGCCAGCAGTCTTACATTCCATCCATCATTGGAAAGTTTCTCTGCCTGTTCCGGATCTTCGATGATGACACAGAAGTTCCGATTACCCGCGCGATTATACTTTGATTCTTCTCCTCTGAAATTACGAAAGATAATGCGAGCGTTTTCGATAATGATATTTGGTACATTTTTAAAAGCCATGATATATTTCTCCTTTTCTTTTAATTAAATGGTATTTCTTCATCTGCATCTTCTGGAATGTTCATAAAATCCTCAAGTTTTGGCTTTGCGATGTAAGGATCTTCCGAAACAAACCATTCAAAATCGCCATATTTAGATATGGTCTTTACAGCATCATCGACAAGTTTGTCATAATAAGAACGGTCGATAGAATCTTCTTTAGATAATTCTCTAACCATCTCTGATTCCAACCATCGATACCCTTTTGAGCCTGTAGCAGCATAATACTTTCCATCTTTTTCTCTCATCAATAAACCGCCGCCAGCCCCCGGCTTAATCGGGCAGAATTGACCAACTCGTCCAATGAAAATATAATTGTGTCCTTCTTCAATACGTTCGAGCAGTTCCCCACAAAGATTCTCGAGAGTTGTATCTGAGAGTAACCCTTTCTTGTATTGATCTTCCAATTTTGCAAATTCCTTTTCAGAAGAAGATACATCGGGAAGCCCCTCATTCATATCCAAATATAACGCACTGCTTACTGATTTTGTCTCACACATATCTTCAAAGACAATCTCTTCTTTACTAAAAAGTTTCTTAAAGACATATGGAATCTGGAATTGCGTACCGGTTGCGGTCCATTTTCCGTCTTTATACTTGGCGATATAAACAGCATCGTTTACCAAACACATTCTGTCATATGTAGCTTCATGTTCAAAGGTGTACCCATACCGTTTCCCATAATCCATAACAAACTGGATAATCTCAGGAGTTGCGTCCGGAATCTTAATAGAATCTGTCTTAATATGAGCAACAGTAAAGCCCCGTTCCTGTACCTCATGTTTGAGGTTAATCATGAACAGAGCTCCTCGTTTGGCTACAATATTATCTTTGTTTCTAGGATCGCGGAATGGATTATCAAAATTTGCAGAAGTAAGACCGTAAACAGAATTGATCGCAGTCTTCAAAGCGTTCGCCAAATCCTTTGCCGTCATTTCTCCATCGATTACTTTCTGAATATACGGTGTCAGCTTTCCATCCAGCATATGATTGACCTCATTCCATGCCTCATGTTTAATGCTGACTCGCCCTTCTACAATATCACGGAATGCTCTGGTGAATTTAACTCCGAACAATACCTCTGCAATCGCACTATGCGGATGCATGGAAGAAATATCTAACAGAGCTACATCTCCATACATTCCTGGTTCTGCATAAACATAACCGCCCTCTCCAACTTCTTCTCCTAGATAAGTAGACTTTCCGTTTTCGTACTTGTATCCTGGAAAATATGGTAAAAGACTTCCTTCTTCCCCATGCGTTTGAGACATCATTTCCGGACATGCTTCCGCTAAGAACGAATATGTTTCATCATCAAGATCATGTACTGGTTCTGCTAAGTTACGATAATGAAACTGGTCTTGCGGTTTTCGCTCATTCCCAAATATAATTTTCTGAGTAAGAGTGTTAGTGGTATCATTGACAGTCATTCCAGCTAAATCCGCCAGAATCTGTCTAGCAGTCCAATCCGCTTTCAGATAACGAAACGCTGCTTCCGTAGCAATCACATCGTTATCACAATACTCAGCAACTTTTGTCCACATTTCTTCCGGTACTGGTTGATCCCATGGAAGTCCTAATTCTTGATGATGGATTCCCATTTCAATTTCCAACTTTTTCAAGCTTTTTTTGTTTCCAGCAGATGCAAAATCATATACATCCGTATAAGAAACATTGTAAGCTTCTCCAAAGAAACAGTTTGGGCTTCCACTGATAATCTTTTGCGAAAGATTGTATAATTGCTCATTTGTATAACCCATAAGTCTTGCATAGAGAATATGATTGTCATATCTCCTACAGTTAAATCCAACCAATCGGAATCGCATCAATTCTTCAATTTCCGTTGGTGTTGGATTGATCATCCGCACAACTGGTTTCCCTTCCCCCTCCATCTTCCAATTTACAAGGAATAAATTGGGAAATACTTCAATATCATAGAACACCAGTTTTGCCTCTTCATTTTTCCCCGCTGTGGAAGGGTCTGCCGATTTGAATTGCATCTTGTTTACCAATTTAATACAATAATCGGCTTGATGTGTACTGTTTGCTGCAAATGCCAATACCGCATTACGCATATCCGTCACATCATAACTTAAATCACTGGAGTAAGCATCTTCCAGTATTTTGTAGATAAAATCGATACTAGGCTTAGTACCTGGATGAATTTCTTTATTCAAATTTCGTTTAATCAGTGTTCTAAGCCCTTTCTCGCTTTTTATCGCTTCAAAATTTACCATTTTATTTTCTCCTTTCATCGGTAAACCAGAGCTAATAGCTGCGATAGGCAAGTCATTACACTTCGTAAGCTTTCTCCGTAATGAGCTTTTGCCTGTGAACACTTTTACTTCAATATGGTCGTCATAAACACGACTTAATTTGTTCACATCTCCCGTATAGATATAATGAAGGTGAACTCCCTTTCCGCTTTTGCTTAACTCTGCATATGTTGCCGGCCACTTACTTGCTTCTTCTACATTCCGCTCAAACGATTTATTTCCGTCTTTATCCGGAATATCAAAATCAATCACAATGTGATTCTCCGGGACTTTAACATAATGGATTTGAGAAGTATTCAAGTCTGACAGTTTGGTTTTTACATTATCCCACTTCATTGACGGAGTTTCTTTTTCCGTTGCATACTGAGCCGGACAATCAGAACACTCCCTATCAAATACAGACTCTATGCTGTCAAAGTGTAACAACGAATGCTTTTCTTCCTGTTTCTCTACAATAGTTTCCTCTTCAAACTTTTCTGTCCGAAATCCAATATAATAGCTTCTTACTCTTGAGCCATCTTCCATATTGAATCGTTCTTTGTAGTCTCGAAAATAGTTTTTCAGTTCTTCCTTAAAAACCCTCTGTGAAAATGGATATCCGACTTTTGCTTCATCACAATAAGTTTTATACATTTCCCAAGCAGCTTTCAAAGTTGTACCGTTTTCTCTCTTAAAGACATGATACGAATCGACAATGAAATTATAAAAATCGTTCGAAGCGCCTAACATCGCGATAGGAATATAATCATCATACATTCCAGGATTCTTCAAATAGATTTCTTGGCAGTGATATGCGATTGCTCCAAGCTCAAATTCAATCTGTTTCATAATTGTCTTGTATTCTTTGGGTCCTAATTTATTTCCAGAAGGAGATACATCCACCAATCGTCGTATTAGACCTGATTTTGCGTCCGTTATCTTTACCGGTTTATTTGTACCCATGAATAAAAAGCATTTAAAACGGTTTGAATAAGTAGATTTGAATTTCTCATTTACCGTCATCAGCTCGTGTGACACCAGACTATTCAATCTAGTATTATCTTCAATCCTTGACAAATCCCCATCATGTTGAATAGCCACGAGAGGATTGTTCTTGAATGCTTCCAATGCAAAAGAATTGCTAGATGAACCCAGAGCTTTGGCATCAAAAACGGAATAGTATCCCTCAAAAAGCTGCTGAATAATATTGAGAACCGTAGATTTACCTGTTCCGGCAGCTCCATACAAAACCATAAATTTTTGCAATTTCTTTGATTCTCCGCACACAATGGAACCGATAGCCCATTCAATTTTCTGCCTCTCTGTCTCGGAGTACAAAGTGGACATCAACTTGTTATAAGCAGACAAATCGCCAGCTTCAAGCGGATATTTCAGCTTTTTACTGGCGTAATCTTTTTTGTCAGTCTTGGTGTTGGAGAATATCAATTTATCATCCAGTGTGTGAAAAGAATCCCGCATCTGTTTCTGACAATATTTGTGCCAGGAATCAATCATTCCAGATTCAGCATCCCACATGTGAAGGACTTTAATATCAGAGTCAAAGCGTTGGCGGCTTTCTTCTGCGTATCTATCCAGCTCACGGTCAATCAACTGCAAAGCATCTTGTTCGTCCGTAGACCATAAACCTCGTTCTTCAATCCAGATAGCGTAGAAGTCACCACCTCGAATCATCAGATCGGAGCTTTTTTTAATAATGAACTTTGGATAGATTTCAATTGCACCACGCTTTGTACTACGTGTGGAAATCATCAAAAAGTCGATCATCTCATTTTTTACTCTCCTTTGTCACGCTTTAATTCTTCGATTTTGCTTTCAAGCTTTTTAATTTTTGCTGCCTGCTCCCGTCTTTCAATCTCACCAATAAAAAAATTCATCGTAACCAGAACAGAAAAAACCGCAACACCGTTGTTGAATTTTTGCTGTTTTCTGATAGCTCTTGAGATAACATCTAACCTTCTGTCCGAATTATGTAAACTCCTAAAAATATAATTCATAATCTCACACATTTTACTTCTTTCCTCCCTTCATTCCATTCAAAAAACTGGTAATCGTTTCTAATTTCCATTCTTTTTGACTGTGGTAAGTGAATATAAATTCCTGACCATTTTTCTGGCGTATCCGAATACTATTTCTTCCATTTGGAAAGAATACATCTATTCGTTCACCCGCATAATCTGGAAAATAATATTCAAACCATTTCATTACTTCACTATGGCTCATAGCGTTCCTCCTAAACATTTTCGTCTAAGTACCAGCACATCTGATACCAGATTTCAACAGTTCTCAAATCGTATCTACTATGGTTTACTGTAAACAGTCCTCCTGCACCATTTCGACTATATTTTCGTTCCAGAAATCTTTGCACAATTTCTTCAATATAGGCTCTGTCAAATTTAGAATCGTTCATAGATCCTAATCCAAGATTTACAATCATATTCCAAAACCACTGTCCAGTTCGGTTTCCCACATCAGGATCGTCCATGATATGCTCTTCACATCGAATAGCAAGTGCAATCATCATTTCCAGAACGCTGCACGTCTTATTGTCTAAATAAGCGGAAATCATGGAGCTACTGTATCCATTCTCATATCCAAACCGATACCTCAAATCAATACCATCTTCCGCACGATTTCCATCCATCGGAATACTGTAAATAAACTCAATTTTATGCAGAATCTTCAAAAGTCTTCGATACGATAATTTCTTCGAATATCTGCCATCAAACACAAGCTGACACATCCAATTAAAATATGTATCATTAAGCTCGTTCTTCGTCATCGTTCCTCCACTCGATGTGGCATCGTCTTTGTAACATCGGAATAGTTCCTCTGATCAAGCAGAATTTCGTAATCGCACTTTAACCGATCGTTTCGGACAAATACGGAATCGTCCTCATACTCCCCAAAGTGTGTCAAAGATTCCTCTCCAACAATTTCTTCCACATCGTCTACCTCTTCATTGTTTTCATCCGTCAAGACTTGATCCGCATAATAGGTAAGACTTATTTTTTCATATTCCTCAAATTCACCAAATTCCTCTGGCGAAATAACATATGGCTTTTCCACGAACGGATCTCCTTTCTTTTCTTCCACATTGCGAGAATAATTTGTATAGCCTTCTTTCTGAATGATGGATTTATATTTTTTTAAATCTTCGTTTTCTTGAGCTTCATTTTTCTTCAGACCGTCTTGTAAGCCTTCTAACAAACTCTTCCCTGCTTTTTCTACATTTTCTCTTGCGGCATAAGCCGCTTTTACAGAATCAATCTCTTCCTGGGCAATTTGCTCGTATTTTCGCTTGAGTAGTTGCCATGTACATACAGAGCCTATCCCTGCTCCAGCAATAAAAGCAAGAAGAACCCACCTTTTACTGTTCATACTCATCCTCCTCATTTTTGATTGTCATTACAGTTATTGCTAATCCTCCAAAAAGAAAGGAAACACTCAACAAAATGCCTCCTGTAATATGTCTTTTTCTTTTGGTATCCAGAACATAGTCCAGTACCGATATTATATTCTCCAGACCATCCATATTAGTGCCCCTTTCCTGCTGACAGAATGGCGATTCCACCAGCAAAACAAATACCAGACATAGCTGCCAATGTATAAGACACAACTGCTAAAAAATTACGCATAATAATTCTCCTTTCCTTACTCGTATCTTGAAAAATAATGGTTTTCAACCTGAAACATAGGAATACCGTATGCACTGTACTCACCAGCAGTAAAGAACATAACTTCATAATTTGTTCTTGATTCCAATTCTTCATAAACGAGCCCGCAAATATCTTCTCGAACCTCACATCGATCAACTCGTCCATTCCACATAGATGAAAATTGATTTGGCTGATAGATAACCTCGTAAACGGTATCTGGAAAATGTTCAGAATCAACTCTGTTTAGTATAGTGTCGATTACAAGTCTTTTTCCCTCTTCACACTCGCCCTCTGCTTCAGCCATCGTAACAAGAGCAATTAACTCCACATCTTCTTTCGACATTTCTTCTATAATTTCTGTTGATTCCTCCGTTTCCTCAATAGCAATCGGAACAGCTTCTTCTTGCCAAACTGCAATAACCGGCTCCTTCTTTCTAACATCAATTGCTCTGGGGACTGAAACTTCTTCTCCATTTGAGCGGAAGTCCACCATGAAAAACAATATACATAGAATAATGCAACATAAGACTGGAACGGCTATTACTTTGATTAACTTACGCATAAAATCCTCCTAAAAAACCATCCCCAAAGAATTGATCAACTCTTAGGGATGGTTATAAAATTTTTTCTTACATCAACTCCCAAATATTTCCGTCCACGTTGAAATCGAGAAGGATTGCCTGATCAAATCCATTGACATAATCAGAATAACTCAAATTGTCTGCATACAGCCCAAAGTCAATATAATTATCTCCCTTCGGGCTCTCAGGATCATAGACCCAACCTACAATCTGACCAGCTTTTGTTCTTGGAAGACCTAGCATCTCATAAACATCATTCAGAAATACTCGCTTTTTAGCCTTCAGAAGATCGTTAGCATAACGTTCCTGTGCCTTGATAAACATTAAATTGTACTCATTATTGCTTTCCCAATGAGGATTCAAAATAGAATTTCCGTCTTCATCCTGCGTGTATTTCTCAAAGAAACGAGCATATCCGCTAATATCCGCTGGACTCACAACAAAGCCATTTTTCTTAACCTTTTTTTCTTTTCCAGTTTCCTCATCTACAACAGTTTCTTCAAACTTTTTGGCTTTGAGATTATATTTCAGTTCACGATCAACCTCTTCACCGAATCTTTCAATTACTCGATTTCGATATTCTTTAAATCCTTTATCAATAGCTGCATAAGCCGCACCCAAAGCGACATTCCTCTTACGAAGAATATTATTAGATGCAAGAATACTGGTAATTGACAATGCTCCCAGCACAACAGACGGACCGTATAACTTTGCAAACTTTACGCCTGTCTGAGCATATACAATCGTTAAATCTTTCTTTGCATCTTCGCTGGAATACTGCTCTTTCATAGATTCATCTTCTTCGCATTTATGAATTGCCTCAACATCTTCTTTAGTCTTGTCCAAAATCTCGTTGACTTTCGTTGTCGCTTTACATGCCATTACCGCACTTGTGACTACGCCGATAACCCCCGCTACAACAAGAATCTCCGGACTATGCTTCTTTAACTGAAAACTTGTTTTGCTAAACAAACCGTTCACACTCTTAACAATCTCTGCTTTTTTCATGGTTACTTATTCTCCTCTTCTATATTTTTTAAATGATCAATTAAATGCTGCGTGTACCAAAGGATTTTCTCCAAATCCTGAATACCGTTTTTCTTCTTCCAACGGCAGGCATATTTAATGATATTTCCGGTATCAGTCGCCTCAACACCTTTTAATTCGTCGGTAAACGCTTCAATGACGTCAATGACTTCCATACCTGTTTTGGACATATAATGCTCCGGATGAGATACCATTTTATCTTCTGATTCATACATAATCTATTTTCTCCTTTACAATGGTGTAGGTTTAGGTAGTTTCAAGATATAGCCATCTCTTACACGAACTGCTCTGCATCCAGCAATATCCGTCCAGCCATATTTATTTGCAGCATAGTTGTCATTGGACACATTCGCCAAATCATAGAGGTCTGCGACACTGACAACCTCGTACTGAGCAATAATTTCATTCATAGCATCCAGAACAGATTCTGCATCTCCGCGAGTTTCAAATAAGAGTTCATCATATTCATAACTTGTCCGACTTTTCGGTGCGGCATAATCTTTTTTTCCGCCATCATAATATTTCTGATAGGATACTTTGGACGCTGTAGAATTCTTTTTTGATTTCCCAGCTTCTCCGTACAAAATCATATCAATACCGTTGGTAACTATATCAGAAATTGCCTTTTTAATTGCCGGCACAAGAACATCCATCACAATATACGATTTCACATTGTTGACATCCTCAGAAATGAATACATCCGCAAACTTCTGCATTTCTGACTTCTTCTTAGGCTTCACCGTTCCGGAAATTACTTTCTCTACATGTTTTTCTGGAATAGATTCTTTTCGTTCCTCCTTTGACCTATGGGAATTTGGCTTATATTCCTCCATTAAGTTGTCTCCTTTCCACTCACTAGACTAATTTTTCCAGGTAATATAATCTTTGTACCCGGAAGTCGATTGTTTTTCTTTTTAAATTGATATGTAAGATTCGATCGTGCTTTCTTTTCAGAAACCGCTCGTGTAGAAGCAGTCCAACGATTGGCAACACAGTTATCGAACTCCATCACCGGTCCATCATATAAATATAAATTCATAAAATTCACCTCCGGATAAAAGAAAAAAGGGAAAGTACCTTGTTACAGATACTCTCCCTCGTGTTGAAACACAGTTTTCTCTTTAGATTTCTTCGGATTCCTCTTTCTCACTCTCGATGTTCGGTTCATCTGAATCTTCCCACTCAGCATCGATAATCTGCTGTTCCTTCTGAGCTTTGATTTTGGCAATCATCGGTTTACCCACATACTTGTAGATTACAACACCTGCAAGTACAGCTAAACCAACACCGGCCGCAACCTTAAACCCTTTACCAGAACTCGATTTAACGATTTCCTCAGTAGTTGTCTCCATAACCTCTTCATTGTTCATGATCTCATTAGTTTCCATAAATATTCTCCTTTCATTTTTTGAAAATGTGTGATTCTTCTTCCATTAAAGCCATTGTTTTTTTCGCGCGGTTATCTCAAATTACGAAAGTCGTATCTCGGTGCAATTGTGTAATCGATCACCAGACAAGGTGTTCCATCACTGGCTAATTGTGAACTGAAGGATAAGTCGATATATCCGTCATCAATATTCCAACCAAGTTCATCCCCCAGCTTAATATTATCCAAACCAATTTCATAGTAAAAATCATTCAGGGATATATACATTTCATCCCTCATCTGTCGATTCAGCTCACATTCAGCTTTCTTAATTTTCTCGATATCTCCCTTGAAATACCTCCCAGACACCGCATCATAGCAAAGTGTATTTCCTTTTTCTGTAATGATTACTTCTCGTGTAACCACCGGATTTTTCTCAACTTTGTCTTTTGCAATAGCATCCTTTACAGCTTCGTTTTTCTTCTCTCCAAACATCTCTATTACTTTTTCCTGATAGTCTTTGAGAGCCGATTCCGATAAGGTGTAGGCTGTTGCGAGTGCTGCGTTTCGACGAACGTTTACCGAACTAGCGCCGATTAAACATGCAATGGAAAGTGTCCCCGTAAGTGCTGCCGGAACATAACACATCCATGTTGTTTTTATCAAATCTACGGCCTCGAGCTGATTAACACCGATTTCCTCTTTTCTTTCTTCGATAAGAATAAGAGCCTTTGGTGTTGCACGAACCGCCATAACAGTTGTCGTAATCATGCCGGCAATACCAATGCCTGTAAGAATTTCTGGACTATGTTTTTTAATCGATGTTTTAAGCAATAAAAAGCTTTTTGATAATTCTTTTTTCATTATCTTCCTCCTCCGAGAATCGTTTTTGATAGCTCCATTACCATCTGAAACGCCTCGTCTTTCGTAAATCCGGCCTGAATATAACTATCCATCACTTTTTTCGTTTCACGAGCCGCCTGTTCCATAGCCTCTTTCTCTTCCAGATTTTTGATTTCCTGTTTGAGAAGCTTGATCTCGTTCTCTTTTTCAAAAACCTCCTCCTGTAAGGATTCTTTTGTTACCTCTTTTGAGTTCCTTCCCCCACAGTAATTTCTATAAGAAACCTTGCTTTCACGGGGCACAGGGCCCCTGGATTCCTGCTTAACCAACCAGAATTCCGGACGAACCCCATCAGAGTACGAAGCGTAGTGGTAGGACGTATAGCCACTGCCGCTCACAAAAGCGAAATAAGCCGAAGAAACTTCTTCTTTTGCTGCATTTCTCAGCCAGCCCCATGATGAATCATTTTTAAAATAAGCAACCCTGTTCTTTCGTTCCGTCATCAACGGAAGCTGCTCGTCAGTATCGGGTTCTAAATTGTTATTATCCCATTCGTCTTCATGCCCCACAATCTGTCCAACAGTAGGAAGCGTAAGACCATAAATCTTATCACGCAGTTCCTCCGGGAATGCCATAAGCAGAACCGTATCCATCCACTTTTTCAGTTCAGACTTTTCAAAGCCGCCTTTGTTTGTATTTTTGCTATTCATCGGACGACGAGTAATATACTCATCAAATATAAACATGATTCCTTCATCCGTAACCTTGTGAGCAGTTGCGCTAAACTCGCCAATCTCTGCTAATGGAATAATTACCTGATCTCCTACCTGAATGTTAGCTGTTTCAATTTCCTGTTTTCTTAATACCTTCATGATGTTTCTCCTTTCGAAAATATAAAATTTGTGGTTATAAAATAAGACCAAGAAGTGCCTCAGCCGTATTTTCTGCAACTTGAAATATAAGATTATTTGCCTGATTTCCCGACATATGAAGAAAAAATTCCATTTTTAAAATAAATCCTTCTATCACAAAGTCGGCTTCGGTCAATGGATGATCCATAATAGTTAAAAGAATCTCATCAACTGCCCATCTTTCATATGAGCGTTCCATAATGGCTTGTTTAGACCAATTTGACCTCGGTTCGAATAAATATTCGTTTGCATAGCTTATAATTTTTTGAATCGCTTCATCGTTCATATGCACCTACTCCAAACTAAAAAGAAAGAGCCCTTGTTAGGACTCCTCTTCGTTTTCGCTATCTCGTTTGGCAAGTGCCTCATTTACTTTCTCTTCGATTCTCTCATCCATTTTCTTTTCGTTCACCCAATCGGTAAGGATATTCACTCCAAACCCAATTACGGTAACCGCAATACCAATAGTTTTGATAATTTTTCCATTCGTCATAAAGCATTAGCCTCCTTTCATAATACGGTTTGTAATTTTTGCGAATCACTCAAATTTACTCAATGCCATCGTATCAATGATGATACATTCCAGCCCATCTTCCAAAGTCGTTTTATGATTATCAAAATCCAACCAGTAACAATCCATTTCTTCAATCATATAACATATATCCCAACCAATTACATCACCTCCGTCCACCTCATCCAAACCAAGAAAGGACAAATATTCATTCAACGGACAAACCCCTCTTACTGAAAGATTACGATTTACATGGTATTGAGCATTTAATACAGCAGCCATCGTTGTTCTAAAATATTTCTTTGAAGCAAGATCGTAGAAAAGTAACCTCTCGCTATCGGAATCCATATCCATGTTGTAAACCTGATATCCCCAGTCATATGTCGATACCATCGCGTCTTTCGCCATTTCCGCATGGATTTTATCATCCGCATCCTCCCCATAAACTGTCTTGGCTGCCTTTCGATATTGCTTATAAGATTCGTTAAGCATGGCATAGGCACTCATCAAAGATGCTTGTTTCTTTTGATTTAATGCGTTTGCCCCAAAGATACATGCGATGGTTGAAACTCCCAGTAGAACAGAAGGAATATAAATCGGTCCAGCCGCTCGAATAATTTCTAATTTGCTTAAATCTTCCCCTTTCTCTAACTCCGCTTCTTTCAATATTTTTATTGCCTTTGGTGTTGCTCGAACAGCCATAATAGTTGTTGTAACAACTCCAACGGAAGCCACTACAGTTAATATGGTCGGCGAAGAGCGATACAATTGCCTCCCAACTCTTTTTGAGATTTTAACTTTTTGCATGATATTCTCCTTTCGTTTTGTCTTACTCCATAGCGTGTAGTAAATCTTGAATACTTTCTCCGATCAGTTTTGCAGTCATGAAAATGGAACTATTCTTTTTGTTCATAGATGCAAACATTTCCATCTTTTTTGCAAATGTACAAGCCATCTCTCTCAGATTTTTTATCGAAGTTTGAGTTTCTGGATAAATCTGTTTTGATACATAATTTCGAAATTCCCCAATAGCCCATAAACCATTACTGACCCGTTCAAACTCTTTCTTTTCAAAGATAGGATTTGGAAGTTGTTCATCCATTTCATACCAATCGCATAAAATTAACTCCAAATCACCCAGACTTAAATTTTTGACCACATTCTTAAAAATCTCCTTTCCTAAGATTGATAAAAAATAAAAGAGAACCAGTATCGGACTCGAACCGATTACCCCCCACAAAAGCGTGGCGCTCTACCAATGAGCTAACTGTTTCTCCATAATAGGAATTGTAAATTTTGCGGAGTAAAAAGAAAGAGCCATTGCTGGCTCAATTCCTCTAATTCAAACCGACTTTTTTCAGAATTTTCATGAGTTCTTCTTTACTCATATCCGCGTCAATACTTACATGCACATGTGCTTTCTCATCTGAAATCGAAGCATTTAACTCGTTTAACTGGATATCTATGTCGTATCCAAGTTTTTTATGTAATACTCCTTTTGCTAATTTTGAAAGTAACATCCGTGTAAATTTTGAGCTGATTTTCATTTCGTCCATCACCCTTAAACTCCTTTCACTTTTATCAGTTTTCCATAACAGGAGTTGTGATTTTTGCGGATTAAATATCCCGTCTGTCAAAGACCGTCTCCCATCGTTCTCTCTTAATCGGCTTCATTTTTAAAGCCCACATAATCTGACGAATCGTTACGGTTGGATAAAGTCCGTTCGTAGTCATTCCAGAACGCATATCAAAGTATTCTTTAAAGCAAGGATGCAAATATAAATCATCCGTAATCCATGGGTCCACTTCTCCCCACCAGGTGCTCTTCGTTTTCTCATCAAATCGCTGCTGAATAACCGCCAGTCCCTTTTCTCCGATTTGAAATAGCGTGCAACAATGATAGACCGGATGATCGCAAAAATATACTATCCCACGCATTGATAAATAGATCTCTGGTTTTTCATAATGGTATCGCATCGTTTATTCTCCAAAAAGAAAAAGCCTATGCCGAAGCATAGACCTTCTCTCAATAATATTTTTAGTCATCAAATAGCTTACATGACGTTTTGCAATACGGATATGGTCCTCCGCAGGCTCTACATCCGGCTGGAGGAATATCTCCTTGTTCCATATCGAGCATTTCTTCCGTCCACTCTACTTCTTCATCGGACTCATACTCGTAATCCTCTTCGTCCATCTTTAATCCGCACGATGGACAGATATAAATTCCGCATCCAGTCTTCGGATCTTCTGTTTGCCTCATGACGGCTCCACACCGATTGCAAATCGCATATCCGTTATTCAGGTACTCAATCAATTCAATACCTTCTGGTTTGATAATTTTGTGGCTCATAAATATTATCTCCTTTCATTTTCGAAAGAACCGCTATTATTGTACGGTTTCTTCCGGTTTATAGTCAAGAGACAAAGAGCTCTTTATAGCATCTCCTTTCCATAATAGCGTCTGTAAAAATCACGCAAAAACGAAGAGGACATGTATAAATCACGCCCTCCTCATTTTCTGACCGGTTAATTATTTCTTTGTCGGTCTAAAACGATTGAACAATCCTCTGAATGTTGTTGAGGTATAAGTTCCAGTTTCCTCAAACTTAAATCCTTTCCGCATCCAGATACCATAGAACATCAATGGTATAAGAAGTTCTGCCGCAGCAATACCCACTTTGAAATATCGATCTTTCATTTGCTCGTTGAGCTGGCAGGACTTAAATTGCTCATCTTGTACATCTGCTTTGATTTGTTCATCCAATTGAGACTGTTTTATCTCATGTTCTCGGATACTTGCCTCACTTTCCAATGTACGGCGACTTCGCTTATCTTCCGCGTCTAACTCATTTTTACTTTCCTCGATTCTCAAACGGTACAGCTTCGCTAAATCCTCTATAGCCTTTGATTTCTTTTCGCTACCTGAATCCAGAGAAGATATCGCCTGAATCTCTGCCGCTATCTCCTCGTTCAACAATTCTTTGATGTTTTCACCCATTTTAGTTCTCCTTTCGTGAATTCATTAACTGTTCCATAAAAGGACTTGTTATTCGTGCGAAATATAATCTTGGATGTTGACTTTTAGGACAACATATTTTTTCTTATATATCGCATCTACCCCTTCATGAGACAGCTCCAAAAACAAATAAGGTCCGCTATCCGGATCTGATTGATCAACTCGCAGCGAACCCACGACATCGCTTCGAAACACTCGTCGTCCGAAGACAATTCCGATAATGATGCCAACAATAATACAAATAATCAGTTCCATATTTTGTCCCCACCTTTCAAAAAACCTTTTTCCAAATTTCCCACCCGGGATTTTTTCAAATATCAACATAACATGTCTTTCAGATACCTCGGTACTGCATTTTAATCTAGGATAAAAAGAAAGAGCCATTGCTGGCTCAGTCTTTAAATCTGTTATTAAATGACGTTTGTCTTTGACCGTTAATTAGTAAACAAATCAAGCGATTCCAATGTTTCATACTCCGCCGTTTCAAAAGCCTTTGCTCCATTTTTAAACGTTGATAATGCTAGATAGGTAATACCTACCATCACAATACCTCCACCTATTAAAATGTCTTTAAGACTTTCTTTTGACAAAGCATTTATAACAATGTCTTTGCTCATACCTGTTTTAGGATTTGTTATCGGTCCAAATTTTGATTTAATCATTTAAACGACCTCCTTTCACAATAGGAGATGTAATTATTGCGTATTCTCACCCTCATACACGATTTTCTTTCTCATGTCAGACCAAGCAATGTACCGCTCTTTCCGGCACATAGGGCAATGGAATTTACACACCTTTCCTCCGATATCTACCACTTCTTTACTGTCGGCTTCCAGACGACTCTGACAATTCGGACAGTTGAAACGATAGACCTTCTTGACTGCTATGTCTATAATTTTCATTTCAATCCCTCGCTTTGTTCAATAACCAGAAGAATCGTCTGTATAAGTTGTAATAAACATCCTTGCAGCATGGAATATTTAACCTAGCTTTCAAGATGTCATAAGACCATCCTTCGGTTACTCCTTTTAGAATATAGCTGGATAACTCCGCATCCGTTGCAATCGCTACCTGCTCAACAGTCTTCATACGCTCAATATAATAGGATCGAGCTTCTACACACCGAACAGTTGGATCGCTAATCTCTCCCTTTTTCGAAAAGACTTCTAAATCGGAAGGTCGGCGGCTAAGCCCATCCAAGGCTGCATATGCTTTTTTCCAGATTGGATATTGAAGACAAAAATGCTTCAGCTCATAATAACGATGACGTTCAATCCAATATGGATTTTTCTCCGATAATTCCGGACGAATTGTTGTGCCCATTTTTAATTTTTCTCTCCTTTCCACAAATATCCCGTTTCCTCCCAAAGCCGTTTCGGAGAGATGTAAAAATTGATGCGTCCGTATCTTGAATTCATCTCCTCAATGTTGGTTATCAATTTACCATTTCTAGTAGCTTTTCCAATTGGTAGCCACCCGGATATAATACCGGCACGAACCCAAGAAGCATCTTTTCCATACACTCTGGCTACCACTACCACTGGAACAGACCCCGGTGTAAATGTAATTTCTTCCATTGGCTGTTACCTCCTTTCAACGGCTATTCTAGGATAAGACTTGCGATTTGTTAAAACAACCTCAGTGGCAAAACGATACACACAAAAAAGAAAGAGCCCTTGTTAGGACTCCATTCTCTTGAAGTATAATTTTTGCAATTTTGCTCTCATCCTTGTCAATTCCATTTGGATGTTGTCTACTTGACTTGGATTCTTTGTTCTTAAAAGTATGTCCTCAAACATTCGAATCTTAGTCTGTAAGTGCCGTTCCTCTTTTGACATGATTTTTCTCCTTTCGTTTTATTCTTCACAAAAGGAGTTGTAATTCCTGCGAATTCCTCCATCGAATCATGGTCATTTCACATGGATAATCTTCATATCCATAAGTTTCACAAGTAATAAAACCTTCCAACACACCACGAATCACCTCCGCTTCGTATTGCTTATACGGAAAAATATAATCTGGTAACTCTCTATGTATTTGACCGCAAACGGGACATCGAAAACGTTCAATCTCTATCCACGAAGTTTTTCCGCCTTTCGTCCGTACTATTCTTGAAACCTTATCATACCGTTTTAATTTAGACCCACAATTCTGACAAATTGATTTATCATTACTAACCATATATTAAAACCCTTTAAAATATTGAGTGTAGGAGTTGACAATTCCTACACTAGCATATATGATTACTCATGATAAATCAACATTGCCACACACAAAACTCATTTTAATATCGTGAAGGAGGTATGAAATATGCTGCTAAAATGTCCCGAATGCGAATTACAGATAAGCGATAAAGCTACTTTCTGCCCACATTGTGGATATCCGATACAGCCAGACATCAAACCAAGAAAGCCCCGCAATAAAAATAATAAAAGAAAACGACTTCCTAACGGCTTTGGACAGATAAGTCAAATCAAAAATCGAAACCTTAGAAACCCATATCGGGCAATGGTTACTGTTGGAAAAACATCTACTGGTCGTCCTATATGTAAGCCACTAAAACCGGAATCCTATTTTCCAACTTATAACGACGCCTATGCCGCATTAGTAGAATATAATAAAAATCCATATGACTTAAAGCCAGACATTACAGTGAAAGAGCTTTACGAAAAATGGACTGCTGAGTATTTTAAAAATGCCACAGACAACTATATTAGGACTGTAAACTCGGCATGGGCTTATTGTTCTTCTATATATGATATGCGTGCGAAAGACATCAGATCTCGACATATTAAAGGGTGTATGGAGGAAGGTTTTCGAATTGAAACTCGCGGAAAAAAGAAAGGGGAAAAAATTTATGCAACTCCAGGAACTAAATCGAGAATAAAATCACTATTCAATAACATGCTAGACTATGCTTTAGAATACGAAATTGTACCAATGAATTATGCAAGAACATTTGAGCTCTCTGGAGATGTTATCGTTGAAATAGAAAAAAACAAGAAAAAGCATTTTCCCTTTGATAATAAAGAAATGGATCTTTTATGGAAAAATGTTGATGATGTTAAATTTACAGACTGGATTATCATACAATGCTATATGGGATGGCGACCTCAAGAACTTGCTACTTTACGCTTAGATGAAGTAAATTTGGAGAAATGGTATATGCAAGCAGGAATGAAAACGGAAGCCGGAAAGCAACGGATTGTTCCTATTCATTCCAAAATCAAAGAACTTGTGAAACGCAATTATGATTTCGCCCTTTCTATAAACAGCGATTATCTTTTCAATGATAAAGGACAAACTCACTCTGGTTCCTGGTCTGTAACATACGACAAATATGCAAGTCGTTTTGAAAAGGTTGTTAAACAATTAAACTTGAATCCCGAACACAGACCTCATGATCCTCGAACAACATTTGTTACGATGGGTAAAAAAGCCGGAATGGATGAATACGCCCTCAAAGAAATGGTCGGTCATTCAATTCAAGATATAACTGAATCCACTTACACCGTACGTGATTTAGAATGGTTGCGAGAGGATATAGAAAAAATAAAATAATATGTTTTTTCAGTGTAGGAATAGGTGTGTAGAAGTAGTGTAGGAATAATGTATGAATAACATACATTTTCCTACTTTTTTCTACTTCTTACAACTTCTTAAACCCTTGATTTTACTGGATTTCTTAGAACTTGCCTTCCTTAGCAGCTTCCTCGATGGAAACAGGAAATCTTGATTTTAAGCCATTTCTTCCAGCAAAATGTAGGAATACTCAAGAAATAAACGACATTTCTACACTTTTTTATACACCGTTTCACCTTGTATTACATTATTCGCTTTATCAAGGATATTCTCCCCCTTTGAATCCTGAAGGGTATCGAGAAACGAATATCTCGAAGGGTAGTCTTTAAATGCGGTCCCTACAATTTTTGTACCGTCCGCTTTATGCGCTGTATAACCTCGCAACAATGTTTCCTCTGTGATTGTATCCTCGGTCAGATCTATGAGGGTCTTACCGCTATAAACGACTTTACTTGTAGCCATTTAAGCCTCCCTTCTACCCGATAGTTACCGTGGTACCTCCAGCGGGATTTTCACTTTCCTGATACGGAATTGCTGCAACTGTAACCTGTGATAAGTAGTTATATCCTTCTTCAGTATCTGGTAATACAGTCTGTTCTGTGGTTTTCGGTGTAACTGTCTTGGCCTGTGGTTTGGCGTCTTCTGTTCCGGACATCGTTCCCTCAACGCCAAGCAACGTAATACCCTCTCGAATATTAGCAGGAACCAATTTTTCTTTTTCTGTATCTATAATTCCAACTTTACCAGAACCATCATGATATCCCTGAGGAACTGTATATTGCTCATCCTTAGAAGAAATTGTTCCAGCCACAGCACTATTGTTTTTCATAGTACCAGTCAGTTTCTTACCTCTTACATAAGCGGTCTTTCCCTGAAGAATTTCAGCAACAGCAGCCGTCGCATCACTAGAATCTACATCGTACTTACAAGTACCGGTGATAGTCTCTCCTTTTTTATCATGAGCTGTAAATCCATCGAGAATTTTATCAGCAGTGACAGTATCGCCACTTAAATCGATCAGTGTCCGTCCACCATAAATTACTTTGTTAATAGCCATATTCGTATCATCCTCTCTTTTAAAAATAAAAAAGAACGGTTTCCCGCTCTAATTACTCATTTTTATTTGCCTGTTTGATAATCTGATTTACATAATTACTGAGACCTGCCATTAAAATCCCCTGAACAATTGCTGTAAAGACCGCCATAGCAATCTCCTGACCGTTACCTAATGGCGATGTTGCCAGAACCCAAATTCCACAAAGAACGATTCCTCCTGCCCCCAGAAGCATAGGGATATATTTATCCTTAACCACCTGTGTCTGCTTCAATGCCATTCCGCAGAAATACAGAACAATCGCTACAACAATCAGTTCCGGTTTTACATAATTCATAATCTGTTCCATGATTGATTCCTCCTACTGATTTTTTTGAGTATATGTTGATTTATGAATGGGTAGTTTGTTGACTTCCGACATAACTTTCTTCGCCGAACCATTTCCTCCCATTTTTTCATAAGGCTTATAGAGATAATCATGCAGATTTTCATATTCATCCTGCGTAATCCAACCCCGATCGATATAGGACATGCCAAGATATACGATTCTGTCATGAGCAAGCCCAATCAACATCTGTGTTCTCACATCTTTTTTCTCGCTTCTCTTCTGGATGTATGCCCAAAAACCAGAAGAAGCGACAACTGCACATACAATCGTCGCTACCATTTGAAACCATGGCTCCATATAGGTACCCTCCCATATTTATCTTGTTTTATCGACTATAATCATCTTTTTATTGACAATCTCAATCGATTTTTCAAATAAATCTTCGTAAAGACCTATTAAATTTTTTCTTTGTTCTTTGGATAGAAGTTTATAAAAACCACCCATCCAGCTTCGAAACATATTTTCTACATTTTCATACGAAATTTCCTCATTCTTCACTTTTACAGCAAGCCTTTTGAGTTTTCTACGCATCGCAGTAACTCTCTTTGGATTGATTCGTTTGATTACTTTACCGGAATCGGTCAAACTATATTTGATTTGCAGAAATTTGTATGTACTGGAAATCTTCACAATTCGAGTTTTCTTCCTATTGATATGGATTCCATATTCTTCTGCAATCTGATGAATATGATCCAGCAAATCTAACAATTCTTCTTTGCTCGGGTTCATGATATACCAGTCATCCATGTATCTTCCATAGAATTTCTGACTTCGCACATACTTGACATAATTATCGATCCGATATGGATAATAAATTCCAATAACCTGAGATAGCTGGTCGCCAATATTAACCGATTTCTCCATCCATTTTTCACCAGTCAACTTTGACTCTGGAATATTTCTATACTCCAACTTATTGAAAGTATCTGTCATACATGTGGCATATTCTTCGTCTGTCATGTAAGAAACATCGATTTTAAACCCGTCAAAAATTTGCGTTAATAACCAATCAATAAATTCATCGTCATCAAATAGCCTCAACAATTCTCGTTTGGCAATTTCATGAATGATATTGTCATAAAACTTAGAAAAGTCTCCAAACAATATCCAACTTTCATTCCCATACAAACGATAATATTTACGAAGATGAACTTCGAATCTATCTCGCTGATGAGAGATTCCTCTTCCTTTTATCGAAGCACAATTATCATAAATAATATGCTTTTTCACTTCAGGAAGTAAAATCTCATCGCATAAAACATGTCGAATAATACGATCTCTAATTTGAATACTTGTTATAGGTCTTACTCGACCTCTCTCAAACAGCGTGAATTCTTGTGTCGGTCCATTTTGAAGTGTCCGATTTATCAAATCATCTTGAATAGAAAAGATATACCTCAGAAAATTCATCATGAATTTCTGTGTTGTTTCTTTCCATTTGCTGGTTTTGACAGAGGCCTTATAAGCCCTATACAAATTGTTGGCGTCACAGACAATCTTCTCATAGTTCATAAATCATTCACCGTGTTAGCAATACTTACCGTAGTAAATTGCGTCCGGCTTTGCTATTTATCCCTTCGGAAAGGACAATGTCTCCTTCTCTGTTGGTTAGGCAGAGAATCCGGACGAACCCCATTAGAGTTCGAAGCGTTGTTGTAGTTCGTATTGCCATTGTTGTTCACATTAGCGAAATTAGCCGAAGAAACGATGCATAATTAGACATTACCCTTTTAACTGTGACCTGATTCGGTTATCTCGTTGACGCCACTTTTTTATCAATCCGATTTCTCGGTCGATAGCTTTAACATAGCGACTATAGAGATTAACATCCACTTCGAATATCTCAACGATTCGTTGTAGCTCTTTTAAGAGTTGCTCGCAGTTTACTATGGCTGTATTCTGATAATCTCTTCTTTGCTCATATTCATGCAGCGTGGTCGGATATATAGAATTTGCCGCTCGAATATTGCTTGTTAGCATGGAGGCTAACTGATCTATTCGATTTTTGTAATTCAGCATCAAATATCTATATCTTGAAAAATCTTCTGTAGTATCCTTTCCATAAGCATATTTCATTCGAACAAGCCGATCCAAATCTTTTACTCCGAAGCTACGCTGCATCAACTCGATTAACATATCATGCAATTCAACGGAATATGTAATCGCCTCAAATTTGGATTCTGTCCGGTCGCTCACTAGGACACTCATGCGTAATCCTTATCCGTAATCTCTTTAAATTCTTCTTCCGTGATCCAATTCATTTTCACGGCATTTCGGACACGCATCTCGTTCCACATTCCCATGTTATAATAGCGTTTTACTTTGTCAAAATTTTTACTACGTCTCATGTCAGCTCTCCTCCTTACAGTTCAATTTCAGACATCATGGCTATATATTCAATATCCGACTGTAATTTAATAAAAGCTAATTCATTTTCTGGAACATCACGAAGTATAAACCAATACTCCTCGCCCATCTTTGTGATCTGTACCAGTTCCATATTCGTATGGACATCGTCTTTTTCGCCGTCATTGATTGTGACATTTAGGCAGTTCCCATCAAAAATGGTCTCATCAATTTCCACAGGCGAAATAAAGTTGTTTCCGTTCAGTTTCAGATTATCAATCACTGTCCCATCAGCCAGAGTAATCTTATAAATCTTATCATCCATTTTGACATTCACCTTTCATTCATTTTTTCTTTTTATAGCACAGATAGCTGTCACCTGCGTACTGTTTTTTCGGGGCACAGGGCCCCTGGATTAAAACTAACCAATAGGGAAGACCGGACGAACCCCACGAGAGTCCGAAGCGCCGGCGGAGCTCGCCCTGCCATTGTCGTCCACAACAGCGAAATGAGCCGAAGAAACGACGTCTCTGAGCCAGAAAGTCGCACGGTTTGAAATAAATTTCGGAACCACAGTAAATAAAGCAAGCTGCGTCTTTCCAACTGTATATCGATTCGGAACCATTTTTCCATCTCCAGCCGGTGCGAAAACGTGGCTTCCATACATCATAATCTCATTAGGAAGTTCTAAAGTAGAATCAAACCACGCCCCTCCGGAGGGATATCCTTCCGTAACGGCATTTGTCAGATATTCACGATGAGAAAGAATCAGATTACCAAAAGCACTTGCTGCTAATGTTTTCGCCTGAGCGAGATTTTTCTTATACATTTCAGAACCTACATAACCACCAGTTGTGATGTTCGTCGCGTTCATCGATGCATTGTAAAGTGGTTTGTCCGGCATAATGACCAAATGAGGTTTTGTAAATGCAGTATCTCCGCAATCATACCAGTAATCAAAATCCACAATCCTCCACGTATAGCTTCCGATAGTCCAATAATCCCCTAAGAAAAAGCCCTTAAAGGTACCATTTTTAATATTGGTCTTCTGTTCTTCTGTAACAACACTTCCAAGGTTTTTCCCTCTGTAAATCATTCGGCGCTGTTCCTTCGGCACAAAAGAATCCAGAATAGCAAACAATGCATCATTGGCACCAATTGCTTTGTTTCCGGCCGCAGTTCCAACTAAAAACTTGTCATTTGTAGATAAAGTCTTAATTTGATCAAGCTCTGACAGATTAACTCCGGAAATAAAATCTTTTGAATTCATGAGACCGATCAGAGCCTTTGCGAAATCGCTTACTAAGATCGTTTTAGTCCCGTTGTTACCATCAATCAAGACAATATTACTCTCATCCAACTGACGAACTTTCTCATAATCTGTAATTTTCATTTTGTCATATCCTCCTTTTTTATCTAATGCAAAAAATAACGCGACCATCAATCGGCTGTCCATTACTATCCAGAATCAAAGAACTGGAGTATGCTCTCGCTACAATCGGCTCTATGTCACTATCAATAATAGTTCCGTCCGATGAATCAAGAAGCTTGTCATGGTTCTCGTAACCATTATCATAAAGTTTATTGTAAACGGTAAATTCTGTCCGAATTCCTTCTACAATTTCTTCTAAAATCTTCGTTCGCTCCTGCAACTCTAATATCTGATTTGCCAGATTCGCCTCTACGTTCTCCGAAAGCGTATCCTTCAACTGTTGGAACCACTCATCAAATAAAGCTTGGGCGTTCTCTCGCCATGCAGCCATTTCGGATGTATTATTGTTCGTGTACTCGTTGAACCAGGTCGCCCATAACTGTTTCCAATAGGAATTTGTTTCCTGCATATCCGCCGTTTGCGTCGCATACCAATCATTCCACTGTTTTTCCCAGTCCAGATAGGATTGTTGAATTTCTTCTGTCTGTGCATTAAACCATTTTGACCATTGGTCTTTCCAGAAAGAATTTGTTGCCTCCATGTCCGAGGTTTCTTTTTCATAAAAGGCATCCCATTGGTCTTTCCACTGAGCAACCAACGCATCAATAGACATCTTCTCCAACGGAGCCGTTACAAATGGACACTCCGATGTTCCAACCGCATTAGTAATGTTTTCCTGTCGTATGGATGTAACCCCAGAATTTACTCGAATATATGCCAATGGATATTGCCAACGATCATTTGTTTTTATCATCGATGGTTTTACCGGATTTGTAGCCGGTGTACCCTTAACGATTTTGATGGTATTTGCTCGAACAGATTCTCGAGAATCTACTTCCAAAATCACAGCATCAATTCGATTCAGAATTACCTCTGACTGTGGCACAGTTAATGGAAGCAAGGCATCATTCAATGTCCAGGTATGATTAAACCATGCTCGTCCGATTCCGACATTCACCATCATGCCAGTAGACTCTTTTACCATCATAGCAGTCCCGACATGCTGCAAAATGCCGTCACGAATGATTCCGTCAAAAATGCTGGACATTTGAATGGCGTCATATCGCCGGTCTTTGTTCTTTGAGTTATAGAACCCATAAGTGACACTCATTTTTCTTCACCCCTTTCCTGCTATTCTACGGTAACGAATGTCGGATATGAATCAAGTCCTTCTTTACTCTGAGAACGAATAAATTCTGTGACACGGGCTTTTCCCTCAATGCCGTATTCGTTTACAATCTGAACCATGTCTCCCAGGAAGAAATCCTCTCCATATCGGTACATTCTTGTTGTTTCAACTTTTCCTTCAAACGATTTAGTTGCGATGTTCTCAGACAAATTTTCCAAACCTCTTTGAGAAAGCTGTGCTTTATACTCAGAATCCGTTAATGTTTCATTATCCACGGTTGAAGAAACATCTCTGGCATCCGTGTAAAGTTCCCTTCGATTCAAACCTGTTCCTGCTCCAGATGAACAAGCTACTGTTGTAGTTTTCCGATCAGCTCCTTCTCCCTCCCCAGCAACCAAAGTAACCGTTTTTAGAGTCTTCTTTGATTCCAGATAATTAGTATTGATTACATTCTCAAACTTGGGAGAAAAGATGACATATGGATTCGTGAACTGATCGTAAGAATGGTCTTCGCCGGCATAGAGTTTAAAAACGAATTTGTTATCGTCGGACAGCTTGATTCGGAAACCGATATTCTTGGAATCGCACAGCTTTTTTATGGCATCATACAGATTGTCTCCGGTAAACTGTGCATCTACCGTCAACCCAGTAATCGCCGGATCTGTTGATGCTTCGAATATCAGTCTTTCCACCTTTCGAGAAGCATCAGAAGGATTGATGATATTCTCATCCAACAGCTTTTTAATTCCATTTTGAAAGTTTCCGCTTAGAATCGTTTGTTTCCAAATAATGCGGCGTTCCAAAATGGATTCCAATGACCTTCCGGTGACTGTGAAATGGTTTCCGTTTTCGGCATCTGATTCAATCTTTCTATCCTCGACAATCATAGTCTGGTCGGATTCTTTCAGCCAGAGATAGTAGTCGTCTTTCAGGATTTCAAGAATAGAATCGTTGATGCTTGTATATACCTCAAAATCACCATAGGCGGAATACCTCTCCGTCCATATAAGCGACTCGAAGGTATCAAGCACTGAAAGCATTTTCAAAGAAGTATCCAGAACAATCAATTCCATAACTATACCCCCTCAAATGCTGTCCGGTTTTCAATCTTAAACTGTACATTGGTCGTTCCTTCTTCAACCACATAAGCAAAAATGTTATCGCCTTTGGATAACTGAAACCAATCTGAGTCTTTGTCAAGACAGTTTAAAATATTGGTATAAATACCATTTCGAAGAAGTGTAATTGATTTATCACCTTTAATCGTTGAAATGATGATTTCATCACCTGCAACCATTCCAGAACCAGTTAGTTTCTCTAACTTATCAGTGTCAATGCGCATTACTTCTCTCGTCCCGGTATTATAAATCGTAATGTTTCTCACATTTCCGATGGCATGGATGGTAATCACAACCCCGATTTCAGCATCACCGGAGTAATATACTGTCTGCTCAGTTTCGTTTTTAATCTCGCCAAATTCGATTAGAGATTCAGTCAAAGATTCATTCGAAAAAGCAAACTCAAACAAAGGTTCCACACCGTAAAAGATAGTTGTGTTGGTTCCATCCGGACCAGCAGAATAAAAATAAGGATCGGGGCACACGATGGAAATTTGTGTCATTTCATCGCTGCTGAAAATATCCGGCTCATTCGATTCCACATAGCCGTAAGTCTCACAAATACGGTTATCTGTCTCGATGAGAAGCGTCACTTTCTTCTTTATTGGAAAGTATTTGTAGGAGTCTTGTCTTGTGTCTTCGATCTGAGGGTTAAACATCAGTTTCAAAGACATAACAATATTTCTGGAATTCACTCTTGCTGAGTTATACAGCGATCCATCATTCGTAGAAATTTCAGTCGTGTTAATATCAGCTTTGCTCGGTCCTAATCCGCTTATTGATTGAACAGCGAACCCGGATTTTTCCGGGAACGCTAATTCAAATCTTTTGGATTCTCCTAAATAATTCGTTACCGTTACTGCTCTAATCATGTATTACTCACCAGCCCTTTCATCGCCGAAAATTGATTCTTTGTCTGTCGATAAATATCAATTCTCGACAAAGCCTTAGGCGAATAATTATTTTGTGTGAATTGATAGGTGTTCCCCACAGAAGAACTTTCTCCATTTTGAACTTCCATCTCTGAAATCCTCTCATTCATTCCAGTGCTAACAGACAAAGCCTGATTACGACTGAATAAAGTATTCAATCGCCCAGTCCCAGCTTCAACAGCAGATAGATCAAGCACTGGTCGAATAGTAGGTTGAACGTCCATATCTGCATCTACATAATCCGCAATTCTGGAAATGACATCATTCAATCCGTCAATAGAAGATTTGGCAATTTCTCGTCCGGCTTTACCAGCCTTTGAAACGTTATCAATCAACGCATTTATGAAGCCGACTCCTGCAAAGTTACCGATTCCATAAAAGCGTTTGGAAGGAGAATGTTCATCCAATTCGTCTTCCGCCGCTTCTGCTGCTGCGGCTGCCATAGCCCTTGCTTTTGCTTCTGCTTTCCAAGTATTTTCGCTTATACCATTACAAAAGCCATCGACCAAATACGAGCCAGCAGATTTGAACTCGCCATAATAATCTTTGATAGAAGTTATGGCACCACTCAGTGTCGTTGTAAAAGCGGTTCTGAGTTCACCATCCTTACTTCTCACACCGGCAATAAACTTAATCATGAGTGTAGAACCACTGGTTTGAAATTCTCCCTGTTTTCCGTTAATTGCCGTCAATACAGCTTGAACTAGGGTTATGAATGTTGTTGTCAGTTCAGATTTCTTCGCATTTGCTCCGTTGATAAATGACGCCAACATACTCGATGCTGCTGTTGCTACCCGAGATTCTGCATTATTGAATGCATTGATAAATCCAGTTACACCGTTTTCCCCGAGAGTTGTCAACGCGGAACTGAAAGAAGTCATACCACTTGTGTCCAGACCAACCATCCCATTAGCCATACTCACAAGGCGATTCGTCTGGGTAATTACACTAGACAGCAGAGTTGTATCAATACCGCTGATACTGTTGTAATAATTGCCGAAATAGGAACCAAACGATGCCATGTCACTACCGAAGCTGGAAAGTGTCATATCATCAGAGAACCATCCACCTTCTTTTGGAAGACTTTTCTGAAGTTCAACAATAGAGGTCGCAGCATTGGTTGTAGCAGTAACAATATTCGCGTCTACATTTTTCATATAGTTGGAATACTGTGCAAAATTCTTACCAAAGGAAACAAGACTTGTCCCAAAAGAAGCAATATCGTTGTCTCCGGTAAACCAACTCACCAATCCACCAGTATTCGGTAAAGTATTTGCCAGTTCAACCACCGCTTTTCCAGCCGTTGCAGAATTCGTAACTGCTTCCACATCGATACCGGCAATCGCATCGGAGTAGGACTTCATCGCCTTACCAAACGGTACCAGATTTTCTCCAAATGCACCCATGTCATTCTCTCCAGTAAAGAATCCAACGACACCGCCGCTATTTGGAACTGTGTTTGCCAATTCGATCAAAGCTTTTCCTGCTGTAGCAGACTCCACAATTACATTTGCATCCAAACCTCTTACTGCTTGTGAGAACAACATCATCGCCTCGCCAAATGGAATAAGCTGTTCGCCAAATGCATCCATGTCATTTTCTCCGGCAAAGAAACCTACTACGCCGCCAGAATTCGGAATCGTAGTTGCCATCTCTGCCATAGCTTTACCGGCAATGGAAGCGTTAGTTACAGCATCGGCATCCAATCCCTGTACTGCGGATGCAAATCCCATCATCGCCTCACCAAATGGAATAAGCTGTGCACCGAAAGCGTTCATATCATTCTCACCCGTAAAGAACCCGATTACTCCTCCAGAATTCGGAAGAGTTGATGCCATCTCAGCAAGTGTTCTTCCGGCTGTAGCCGCATTCGCCACTAATTCCCCATCCATACCAGCAATAGCAATAGAAAAATCCCGCATTGCTTCGCCAAATGGAACGAGTTGAGTAGCGAAATCGCTCAGGGAAGATCCTCCCGTAAGCCAAGAAGTCAATCCGTTCAGAATATCAGCCGCAGTCAGAATAAGAATGGTTTCTGCCAATGCTTTTACACCGTCTAACATAGAAGGATTAAGCTGTGTAGCACCTTCAATGAAAGGCTGCACATTTGTCATAAATGCAGAAAGGTCTGCTCCGATTTGCGGAAATTGACTGGAAACTCCAGACATAAATCCTCCGACAATACCACCTACAAATTGACCGATAGCGGTACCAATTCCCTGTAACAACTTTCCGCCTTCTCCAATGAGCCATTCCAATCCAGGTATTTGAGCCAAAGCCCCGACCGCCGCCAGAACCAACGCCAACTCTGCAATGACTGCACCCATTCCGAGAACGCCAATCATAGCACCCGGTACCAAAGATGCAACAGCGCTGAGAGCGAGCATAATTGCTGATAGTAAGCCAATTCCGGCGATTCCTTTAACGAGTACATTCACATCAATACCACTCAAAGCATCGATTACCCCGTCAAAGAAAGCCATCAATAATTCAACACCGGCTTTAATCAATTCCGGAAGCTTCGTTGTGATAGCTTGAATAATTCCGATTAGAATATCAAATAACTGTTCCACGATGGTCGGCGTATGCTCAACCAGAGCCGAAAGTACGCTGTCAATCAAGACAAACAATCCATCCACAACTGCCGGAGCAGCCGTAACCAACGCCTCGACAGCAGCAAGAACCAATACGGTAAATGCCTCGGCAATAGCCGGTCCTCCATTCGCGATTACGCCAGCAAGAGAAAGAATTCCTTCTCCAATTGCTTCAAACAGTAATGGAATCAAACTAAGAATACTGGATACTGCCACCACAAGGGATGCCGCCCCCGCTGCCCCGGATACCGCCAAAGCAGAAAGTCCAGTAGAAAATGCAAGAATACCTGCACCTGCGGCCAGACACCCTACCCCTAATACAGCAATAGCGGCTGAAAGTCCGAGAATAGCTGGAGTCAGTGGTCCTAACGCAACTCCAGCAACACCAAGTACAGTGAAAGAGCCAGCTAGTGCTACCAATCCTTTGGCAATGCTCTCCCAAGACATATTTCCCAATGTCTTGATAACTGGAGTAAATACAGCCAGTGCTGCGGATACTGTGAGAACAGCCGCCGCACCCGGAAGTGCTCCTCTCATCGCATTGAGTGCCACAACAAGAATGGTCATGGAACCGGCAAGGGTCACTAAACCTCTTGCGATTTCTTCCCAAGACATTTCACCCATATTTCGGACCGCTTCACCGATGATGAGTAATGCCGCACCAACTTCCACCATTCCAGTCGCTTTCGACATCATTCCCTTCGGAAGAAGATTCATCGCAACTGTTACAGCCGCCAAAGAACCAGCCATTGTTGTAAGACCTCGTCCAATCTCTCCCCAGGACAAGTTCCCCATCTTTTCTACTGCTTCTCCAAACACAAGCATGGCTGCTCCAAGAATAGTCATTGCTGTAGCTGTTGAAATCACATGCTTCGCGTTAGCTGTCACTTTAGTGAATACTGCCAGTTCTGTAAGAACCACTGCAACCGCAGATAATCCCTTCAAAAGACTGGAAATATCCAAAGTGCCAAATGCTCCAACCGCATTCGCCAGAATATTGATGGATGCCGCAAGAAGAACTAAACCAGTTCCTTTCAGAACACCCATCCCATCCAAATCCGTAGTTTTCAGGAATAACGCCAGTTCAGTGCAAAGAACGCCAACTCCAATCAGACCTTTCGCCAAAGATCCTGCATCTAACGCTCCCAAATCTTCAACTGCTCCCACAAGCACTCGAATCGCTGCTGCAAATACTACCAAACCAGCAGAACCTTTTATTAGCCCTTTCGATGTTTTGGAAAGTGCTGTTGCAGACGTCACCAGAATAGCAGATAACCCAGCAACGCCGACCAATCCTTTCAGAAGTCCATCCCAATCCAAACCGGATAATTTCTGCACTGCTCCGGCAAGAATAAGAACAGCAGTAGACAGTCCAATCATCGCAATAGTCAACTGCCCCATTCCTTTGATTGCTACGCCATTCATTATCTTTTCAAAAATAGCCATAGAGCCAAGCAACTCAACAAATAGAACACTCAAAGCACCTAAGGAGGCGTTCAGTTTCCCCGAATCGACAAGCGATAATGCAACTATTGCCGCTGTCAAAATCGCCATCGCACCAGCAATTTTAAGAAGAGTTCCAGCTTTCAGACTTGATTGCCATGCTTCTAAACTTCCCTTGACTCCATCCAAAATATCTTTGAACGAACCAAGTATTCCTCCGCCATTTTCTGTGATTTCCGATAAAGAGTTGATAAACTTCTTCACTCCAATCAGAATTGCAGAAAACAATCCAGTATTGATCAAGTCCAAAATCGGATCAAAGCTCGCAGTATCAAACGCTGTGAGAATCGCTTCTCCGAGGTTTCCAAATGCGTTCGCAACAATAGAACCCAGCTTCGATAAAACAGGAGATGCCTTCTCGACAATCCCGATAATCCCTTCAAATGCCTTCTTTACCAATTCGCCTAATTTTACAAACGGTTCAAATCGAGTCTGTACCTTGTCCGCAAAATTATTGAGTCCACTGGTATCAACATTCGCAAATTCGCTGAAAGCATCTGCAATTGTTTTTACAAAGGTCTTTACGCCATCAGCAATCGGTTTCAAAAAATTTCCAATTCCTTCTATGGCTTTATTGAACGCATCGGATGATTTAATAGCTTCATCAATGCCGACAATGAAATCTCCGATTCCCGCTGTAAAGCCAAGAATACCATCCCCTGCCGGAGCCACATAACCAATCAAATCGGCAAATCCGCCAACTAGCGCTTTAATTCCTTGAAGTCCGATATCAAATAAAGCGAATACCCCTTTGAATGTTCTCTTCAGGTTATTCGCCGTTTCTTCACCTATTTTGAATTTTTCTGTAAGTTCTTGTAGTCCGACTGTAAGATTGTAAAGCTGTTCTCCAGTTATTGGAGGGAATACGTCTCTAAATGCCTCTTTAACCGGCTTTACAATATTCAGAACACCTTCGAAGGCGTTTCGTACAGCTTCAATCAGTGCAGTTCTACCTCCAAGCTCTTTCCAATCCTGTAACATTTTATTTCGTGCTTCAGCGGAAGCATTTACCATGTTACCCAAGGAATTACTTACTTCGGTTAGAAGCTCTTTTGCCTCTTCGAAATCACCAATGATGATTTCCCAGCTTTGCGTCCATCCAGACTGAACCGACTCTTTCAGTGTATCCCACAACTGTGTAAATGTTTTTACTTTCGTAGCCGCATCCAGTGCTGTTTTGGCAAGTTTTGTAATTTCTCTAGCCTGTTCTTCTGTATAACCCTGTGCAATAAGATCTGCTTCGGAATAGGCTCCCGATAACTGAGTCAATGTTTCAGTCAGAACTTCTGTTGTCAGCCATCCGCCTTCAGTCAAAGATGCTCGGAATGAGCCATACTTTTCAATCATTGCATCCATGTTGACGCCAAAATGTTCAGCAGTTCGTTTCAACGCGTCTTGAAATAACTGACCGCCCATTCCCGCATTTACAACGGAGTTCCAGTCTTGCAAGCTAACTTTTCCCGCTGCAATCGCCTGTGAAAGCTGATACATAGCAGTGCTTGCCTGCTGAGCATTAGATCCAGAAGCTGCTGCCAAGTTTGCAATACCTTTGATGGAGGTTACTGATTTATCCAAATCTACGCCCGCAGCCGTAAAAGTACCAATGTTACGGGTCATTTCCGTAAAATTGTAAATCGTCTGATCAGCGTATTTGTTCAACTCATCAAGAGCAGCATTTACCTGATCAATCGTAGTTCCTTTGCTCTGCGTATTTGCAAGAATTGTCTGAACTGCGTTAATCTGCGTCTCGTATTCTTGGAAACCGGTTTTAATCGGATCAATCGTTAATGCTGAAACAATATTTTTACCGGCATTTAATGCAGAATTTGTAATGTTCGACAAAGCCGTCATCGCCATGACTTCGAGTGCAGAGAAACGCATTTTTACTGTTTCAACCGCATTGGAAAGCGGAGTCATATTACAGTTTTTGGCTGCAACATTGACATCCTCTAATCCCTTGGAGGCACCTTTGAGATTTAAGCTTTTTTCGAGCTTTTCGATTGACGATATGCTGGTTTGAACATTCTGCTCAAATTGTTTATTATCAAATCGCATTTCGACAACTCTTTCATCAATTGTCCTGCTCATAGCTTAATAACCTCCTCCCATGCGTTATTTGCAATTTTGTCAAAAATAGGCTGGATAGCAGGATTGATGTAATCTCGCCCCTGTACCCAGCCGCCGTTTCGAGTTCCATGCCCGTATTGCAAAATAATAGCGATTGGAACTCCATTTTGAATATTTGAATTATGAAACGAAATCGTTACAGAACCTTTTCGATTCTCAATCTCGTAATACCAGGAACTCGCCGTTTCCCCAGAATCCACTGGTGTTGCAGACGCAAGGGCGGCTACTCCCTCTTTACCAAACTTATCTAGGTCTCCAATACGAACTGTCTCTTTTGCTCTCTCCAGAAATCGAGTCAGCTTGGAAAAGTCGCCCTTTTGTCTGAATTTAATCATACAATGCCTACCTATCTGCTTATACCTTTTCGATATATGCCGAATGAACGAAGCCATAGATTCTTCCATCAATTCTGATGTAATACCATCTGGAACCATCCGCAGCATTCACAACATCACAAACATCCACTAAATTTCCATAGCCCAGTCGAGGCCATGATTTAATCAGTGGATTATTCGTTCCCGCCCATGTACGGACATTAAGAACATCAGCAACTACTTTTCCAACCCACTGAGGTGTTTTGGTAATTACGCCATCATCTGAAACGGTTGTATCTGCATTCGGCTTGCTGGAAGACTGCTTTGTAATATATGCTGCCGCAACAAAGCCGTACTTTTCCCCCTTGTCTCCTTTGATCTGGATATAATACCAAGCATCACCATCTTTATCACGAATGGTGTCGCATACACCAACTTTTGTCCCCTGAGAAATTGTTGGGTATGATTTCAACTGCGGATTTTCTGTACCCGCCCATGTTCTCACATTCAGTGTGCCAGTATTTACTACGCCATACCATGCCACATTTTTGTTCGGGGTATCCCCTCCAGATACTGGTGGTGTTACCGGATTACTCGGAGCCGTTCCCGCACCGCTGTATTTCGGTCTTGCATATCCTCTGATGTTTCCATTCCCTACCGAAAGAACACGTCTCGCAACCGCTTCCCCTTTATTTCCTTCAATACAAGTAATCTGTCCATTGGAAACGCTTTCTACAAAGCCGATATGATCCGAATATCCGTTGTTCGGTTGATATGACTGATCCCAGTTATAGAGGATAATATCGCCAGGTTTCGGTACAATTGTTCCGTTTTCAATCCAGATTCCCATACTCTGAAAAATCTTAACGTGTTGTTCGCATCCACATTCTCGTCCAATCAAATCTGAACATCCGGCTTTGATTCCGGCTGCTGATACTGTAGTATCACACCATTCGTCATGATACTGTACTGCATAACCTCTCGGAAGAGGTTTTACAGAATTGTATAAATCGATAATCTGTCTGAATTTTCCGTTTACTTCGTTATAACCCAGCCAGCTTCGCATCACATTCAACACATCTTGTGCTGTTTTTCCCATCTGCTCTTCCTCCTGTTTTTCTCCAAAAAAGTAATTCATATCTACATTTCCGTTAATACCAGGAACCTTACCACTGCTTGTATATTGCTGATATGTGCATTTCACATCTGGATTACCGGTATAATCAGCAAGCCATAATATATACTTGTCCAATGTTTCTTTGTCATACATATTCTGGTAATAATCCAGATTTGTATATACTCCAGCTTTATAACCCCGACTCTCCACATAGGAACAGAACGCTTTTGTGAAAGCAATACATTCTGATTTTCCTAATGTAATTCCCTGCTCAGCCGCTTTCTTAACAGTGTCATATTCAAAATCAAAGAATACGATCACATCTTTTCCCAACCCAGCTTTCCGCATGTTTGCAATACAAGAAGCCGCTTCTTCTTCCGCTCCAACTGTGGAAGTTGCGTAACAGAAATGATAAACTCCATGAATCGGAATGCTATTTCCTTTACAACCTTGCACATATTCCAAAAATCGTTTGTCAATTGTCCTCCGGTATCCTTCCCTGAGAATTACGAATTCTACACTTTTGGAAACTTTAGAAAAATCTACTTTTCCCTGCCAGTAAGAAATATCAATTCCTTTCTTCATCTTCTCACCCTTTCGTGTTCCATTTTTTCTTTCGAGCCGCATTTAATGCCGCATTTCGTTTCATAATTTCTCTGCGGCTATGTTTCTTCGGCGGTCTGCTCTTTATATCACAGACTCTTATCAGCGTAAAAAGTTTATTGAGATGCCATTTCTGACACTCAAACGGAATGTTTAAGACGATCATCCAATAGTAAACAAGTTCAGCCGTAATTTGCTCTTTGCTTCCAGGGCTTTTCTTCTCCTCAAAAAACTGAGTAGCCGTCATTGGAAGAGCAATATAACGATTAACTTCATTGATATTACTGTTTGTCAGATAGTTGTAAACTTCCGGTTTCACGTTCTGTGTAAGAGTCATGCATTTTACATAGTCAATGGTTTCTTCTAATGTTTTTTTCTGCTTTGTCAGGAATGGTTTATTCCATCTCGATTCCCATTTTGAAAGAGAAACAAGAGAATGCTCCAATTGCAAGGTCTGAGCCTTTGTGTAAACAAACTCTTGCTTCGCTTCATCCCAAAATTCCGTGGATGGTATTGTGATTCGGAGCATCTCTTACCTCCCTTTAGTTCTGAGTATTTGTGGAAATCATCGGAGTTGCAGCAGAATTGCCAACGTTCATTACTGCGTTCACAAAATCCGCTGCTGCCTTATCGTTTGTAACTAACTCTTCAAACAAGATCTCATAAGCAGGTGATTCCATAAAGGATCTGGAAATCTCCTCAGACTTCATAAAGCGACGACCATCCTCGCTCTTGACACCGTAAGCCTTCTTAATAAGATCCTCGAAGAATTCCATAATCTGACCGCCATCAGCACCGGCACCAATACTTTTAAGCTGTACATCATAACCGCCCTTCACGCTTGTCTGCATCTTAACAATTTCCGGCTTTGACAGATGAAAATAAAAATCCTCTTTTCTTTCAACGCCGTTCAGATCAATATAGGGAATAGTTTTTTTCAACATAATTTTTTCTCCTTTCAAATAAAAAGAAGCCCCGCACATTGAATACGAGGCTCCCTGTAATTTATTCTCTTTCTAAGGTCAGTCCAGAAAGACCATAAGTCTTCTCAATGCTTTCCTTGTCATGCGTGATTGTTACCTTAATACTCTGAGTATCCTTATTCTTGATAAGGAGTACGATGTTTCTGTCTT